CTACCACAAAGCTTCCGAACATGCCTCTTTCGAGGCTAGTAGGAAGCGAGGTGGACAGCAGGGGCTGCTCCGCGAACTGTTAGGCGTTGCGTCGGCTCTCCGCGAGTCAGAAAGTCTTGGTCGGATGACCGTCTACGATGAACCCACCTTCAAGAACGGTAGGGTCCGGGGTGGCTTAGCAGCCATCAACGTAGTCCGACCAGGGGAGTTGGAGGATCTCCAAGACCTGCTACGAGAACGAGCTTACTCTTACGAGGGCTCCATTCCAAGGCTCAATGCCCAAGTCGAGGCAGTGCTCGAACCATTCAAGGTTCGAACCATCTCGAAAGGGCAAGGCCTAGAATATTATCTTGCCAAGCCGGTCCAGAAGATTCTTCATTCTTGCATGAGGAAGATGGAGCCTTTTAGCCTCATCGGCCGACCTTTCGATCCTACTGATCTTTTGGACATGTACGCTGCGCAGAAGAAGTTTGGCGACCCCCAGAACGAATTCTGGTTGTCGATCGACTACTCTGCTGCGACGGACGGTCTCTCTGCATCGCTCTCCCAGGATATCTTGTTCAGCTTGCTGAACGAGGTCTCCACGGGGGCTTTTGCCGAGACTGGTTCTAAGAGCATGCTACACCTTTTACTAGGTGTGCTAGCTCCTCACCGCATCTTCTATCCGGAAGTTGCGGGAGTAACATTAGATCCAGTTGATCAGTTGAACGGTCAGCTGATGGGCTCCATTCTTTCCTTCCCAATCTTGTGCCTTGCGAATCTCGGTCTTTACCTGACGGTCCGCAAGCGCCTTAGACCAAATGCGTCCCTGAAAGATCTACTGTCCGCCGTTAGGATCAACGGCGATGACATGCTCTACATAGGGACGGAAGCTGAGTGGGAGCTCCACAAGGAGCTCGGACGCAAAGTGGGTCTGGAGATGAGCCCTGGAAAGGCTTATATCCATTCTCGTTATGCGAACATCAACTCAGTTTCAGTCGTCATGGACTTACGGGAGGCAAACCCTACCCCAGAGATCATCCCCTTCTTGAACGTGGGCCTTATGGTTGGAAACCACAAGGTCCTCGGACGAGTTGGAGGTGACAATGAGGATATCGAGACTCATCCATACTGCTCCGTCATCAACGAAGTAGTTAGGGGAGCCTGGAAGGGCAAGCAGCCGGATGTGTTTAAACAATACATCGCCATGCATCGACATGAAATTAGGTCAGAGGCGAGGGGAAGGAACCTCTTTCTCCCCATTTCACTCGGTGGCTTCGGGATAACCACGATTCGTGGGATCGATGTCGCGCTCACGCGCAACCAGGTCGAGTTAGCTGAAAAGCTGATTCGAACAAATCGATTCCTCGTTCCGTTGGAAATGCCAATGCCGCCGGGGGTCATGGTGCGGGAACTGCTCGACGTACACGTCGACCCAGTGCATTTACAGCCTGAGCTGGTTAGCAAAAACAATCTCTATCTTGTGGGCAAGAGATCGTCATATGCAGGACCAGTCTGGGGGAAGTTGTTCGACTTCCCCTGGGGCCTCTACCGAAGGGTGGAGGTCTAGGGTTGTGACTCCCTTCACGCTGCAAAAGTGGGTTCGTATGGCTCGGTTTCGACCGAGGATCCAAAACGTTTGGTTGTGTACGGTGCAGCGCCGATTGTGCTCTTGTCTGGCAAGACAATTGCTCTACACATTCTATAAAGATTTACGTGCTAAACAAAATGCCGAGAGACTGCACGGAATCGCCGACTCCCCCAAGCACCGGGGGCCCGGGCTCGCTAGTTTGCGCGAGCCTCAAAGTGAAGATAAGCTAAGCTTCACCGGGGTTGTGTCGGTCCATACGGATGAACAGTCCACCACTGTATGAGGTGGGTCCACGACTAGTACAGAAACATAATGCCATCAAAGAACAAAGCAATGAAGAACATTGCCCCTGGGCCAAAGCGCCCAGCTCCTCGGAAGGGCCAAGCGCCTCTTTCGAACTCGACTCGCTCTTCTCAGAGCGGTCGGAACGCAGCAAGGTATCGGGAAACGGAACGAATCCTGACACTTGCTGGAAGCACATCCTTTTCGGTTGTGGGCAACCTTGCCTGCAATCCCGGTCTCGCTGCGAGCTTCCCATGGCTTTCGGGCCATGCTCAGCTCTACGAACGTTATCGGCTTCACAAGCTGATTTACCGTTACCGGTCACTGAAGGCTGCGACATCCAACGGGCAGATGCTGCTCTCCTTCGATTTCGACACGCTAGACTCAGCCCCGACTTCTGCAGTCGAGGTTTCTCAGTCTACGGTCTTCGAAGGAGATCGCGTCTGGGAGAACTTCGAGCTCAAGGTCCCTTGTGACCCGAGCCGAGTCCTCTTCACCCGTGACGGATCCGTTGCGAATGCTGATTACAAGACCTACGACTTCGGTCGTCTGTTTTGCTCAGCTGAGTCCTGCGACGACACTACCAATCAAGGTTTCGTCGAGGTGGACTATGACATCGAACTGTTCGACAAACAGCAAGGCGGTGCTGCTGCGGCTTCGGCCGCGGCAGGTGCCTATGCTGTCTGGAACCTTTCGGCTGATCAATCGCAAAGCGCCTCCACTGTCACAGTCGCCTTTGATGAGGAACCGATCACGAACTCGCTCGTTCTTGCGAACGCTGCGGGCACGTTCACGATTCCCACCTCAGGCACCTATGAGGTTTCAGTTGACCTCCAAGCAGTCACACAATCCATGGGAGCTTCGGCAACTCTAGAAGTTGACGGAGCCGCCATTTCTCCCCCAGTCCTTTTCGGAGTTGGGCTAGAATGGAACTTTAACCTAGCGGCTTGTATCATTGAGATTACGGCTGGACAGACCCTTCGAGTTCGCTCGACGGGTAGTTCAGGATCCTCTCTCGACGGTGACTACTGTCGGATCAAGGTTGTGCTCCTAGCAATTGCTGTGTAAGCCAGGAGCGGGGGGTAAGGCGATGGAACTAGACTCGAGTTTCACTCGGGTTGTTCGAGGATAATCCTCGAACCAACAATCCATCGGACGGAACAGTCTACCGTCCCCCTATAACCCCAGACCTCCTTTTACCAGAGGAGTAACTGTTATGCCCCATTTATTGG